AGCCTTGGCTTCTATCGTCGGTAGATAACGATTGACATAAGCAATCTGGTCATCAATGATGTCGATAATTTCAGACTTATCACGACCGAACTCAGCAGCATATGAAGCACCGCTACGCTTGGTTCCCCAAGTGCTAATGATTTCGTTGCGGGTACGACCAGCAAGAATCTGGTCTACGAGGATATCTCCTCGCATATAGTTGTTGACTGTATAAGCCAATTCATCAAAATATAGTGGGTCATATACTGGAGTAATACGGTCTGGAGTTCTACGACCTAGAATTTGAGTACGGCTAGCAAAAGCCTTGTCTCCAAGAAGTTCAATCTCACGTGTGTGACGGTTAGAGATTTCAGCCTTATAAGAAGTACCTAAATGATTCTCGCTTTCAAGACGAGGAATCTTTATACTCTGTCCATTACTTAAGACATAACCTTGTGCTTCTTGCCCGCCTTTGCGGCGGATGCGGCGGTTGTCAGCAACTGACCATTCATCTGCTAGAGCCTTACGAGAAGGACCCATCTCAACAAGAATCTTATCGATATCATCGTAAGCCTTCTTGACATTAAGGTTAAGTTTGTTTAGGTCAGGAGCAAGGGTGTTGATATCTCCTGCAGCCTTTTGGATAGCCAACTCAGCAGCACGAATATCAGATGCGTACTTAGGGTCATTTACTGACTTAAGATATTGAACTCGACGCACTAGACCATAAAGGCTAGGCACTTCTTCACGCACCGTGTTGTACTCATCAGCACGGTCACGAGCCTTCTTCTCAAGGTTAGCAAGCAAACGCTCTGCTGCCCGAAGGTCAGCCTTAACCAACTCTATGTTGTCAGCCTTAGTTACTGGCGAACGTGCATTTGGATTAAGAAAGAAATCTACCCATTCGGCTACAGCATAGTCAGCAATATCTACAGCCTGTTCAATCTGCTGCGTATATTGTGCGTATTCTTCTTTGAGAGCCTTCTTGCGAGCATTGCTCTTGATGTTAGCCTTATTAACCGCAGCAAAGAATCTATTTCGATTATTGAATAAGGTGTTCTTTACAAAAGACTGTGTGCTATCTACCAAGAACTTAGAGCCTTGCGACATAACAGCAGCATTGAGTGGCTCGAGAATTGAGTTCTTTGGGATATATGCTGGGCGAACCAATTGCGCAAATGAGAATATCTTGTTTCCAGATTCAAACGCTAGACGACCAGCATCAGTAAATACGTTGTTCTTTGGATTAAATGTACCTTTGATATTAGAAACTTCACGTACAATTCTACCCATTGGAATCAATGGAGTTGCGTTAGCCAACTGACGCTGAGTTTGTGGATTAATAACTACGCGATATCCACTTGGGTCAATCGCAAATGAATCACGAGAAAGGTCATTGTGGTACTTGCTAATGCTTTCCATCATCTCGTCAACAAAGGACTTAGCCTGAACTCTACTAAGACCCAAGGTATTAAGGGTATCCATAGCAACTTCAGTGTTCATTTCCTTAAAGAAGGCTGCTCGCTCACCATCTGTCTTAAGTGTTAAAGCCTTGTCAATTAGGTTACGACGATAGTTTGCTGCTGTTACGGTTGTACCATCTGCAAGTTTTACGGTATTTCCGCCACGGCGGAATAGTGGAACATCATCCAACCAGGCGTTGATTTCTTCAACAGCATCTGCTGGGCGTAAACCTGAGTGGCTGATAATACCACGAGGTAATTTACTGCCAGTGAAGTGAATAAGTGCTGTGGCTGCGCCACCTCTCTTACCGCTACCGATAATAGTCTGGGCTATGCCACCAACATTGCTGTAATCGCGCACCTCTGTGCCCGCTGCCAATTTCTGCTTTATCTCACGAATTTTTATTGTGGCACTTCGACCAATGATAGGCTCAACTGGTTTATATGTTGTGCCAAGCATTCTGGGTTCAGGTAAAAACTGACCAGTTTGCGCATCGTATCTATCTTGTAAGAAAGCATCAAAAATATCTTGAGACTCAGGATTCTTGGCGATAGCATCATCAAATGCTTTGCTCCAACGCTCTTTAGCCTGTGCATTATATGAACGATATGCGCCAGTCTTTGCATAATCAGCAGCAACTTCTGCACCAGCATCAGATAAATACCATAAATCATCAGTTTTACGGGCGTTAATTAGTCGTTCTGCTGCAGGACCATAACCCTTATCAAAAAGAATTAAGTCACGAACAAAATTAGGGTCTTCTGTTTCTTTAATTATAGCAGCCAACTTAGGATTATTTGTATGTGGCTTTAGAATCTTGCGAATCAAAACAGTGTCTTTACTTCTAGCCAGATTTTCAATTTCTGCGCCAAATACAGTTTGTGCTTTCCCAGAGATATGGTCATCAGCCAGTTTCTCTAGTTTGGAGAGAGCATTAACATCATAAACATTAATCTTATTACTTAAACCAGAAAGACGTGCTAAACCTTTAAGAGCACTAACGGAACGATTGGCTGCTCCAACTACTGCGGCGTTGCCTACAAGTGCGTCAGTAAAACCAGTAAGCCAACGACCTGTTGTATTGTCGACAAAGTTAGCCTGAATATCGGCATCATTCCATAGATTAACTCTGTCAATGTCAATTCCGCCATCTTCAAGGATGGCATCAGATATGCCAGTGACGTGGAAAGGATTTAGATATGACTTGGTTAAGGCTACGCCTAAAGAAACATCCTTGCTTCGGTCATATGCTTCTTGAATATCGTTTAACTGTATGCCCTGACCATAAGCATCCTCTTTGAATAGAGGGCTATCTGGGTCAGTTAAAAGGGCTGCTGTGGCAATAGGACGCTTTACTAAAGGACTAAGAACATTTTCTTCAAGTTTAATTGAAGCCTGAAGTAGTGGGTCGAATGGAATAACAGCCTCTGCTGCAGTTTGAGCAGCATATTCAGTCATACCGTCTCTTAGTAACGAATTAAGGTCTGTTCCAGACTCACGTGCAATCTGTTGAGCAACGCGAGTTGTGCCAATTTTTGCTCCAGCCTGAACTGCTGTTGCTCCAGGTCCACCACCAATTTGTGTGCCAAGCGCCTGGAAAGGAGCCGTAACACCTTTACCTAGGAATCCTGCTGCTTTACCTAGTGGCTCTAACACTGGCTGAGCAACATCGGCTACAGCCTTAACTCCACCTAAAACTCTTTTAGTATTTGCTTCAAGGTTTCTTTTACCAATAGTGAATGGAGATAAAGTGTCTACGATTTTTTGGGCTGCTGTTTTATCGCCGCCTAGAGCCTTCTTGAAATTATCCCAAAAAGCCATTTAGAACTCCAAATACTCTGGGTTAAAGTTAGAAGGTTCTCCGCCTTTAACGTCTTGACCTGTAATATCTCTAATAAAATTATCTCTATCCGTTGGGCTTTCCCAAGGAACCATCGACAACATAAATGCAATGCCAAAGTTTTCGTAACCTAGAGAGTTACCAAACTTATCTAAGTGGTCGAAGAATGTATTCTCCATCCATTGCATTACATTAACTCCCGCATTAGGGCATTAATCATTCTCTTATAGGAATCTGGTGCCCCTGGCATACGTGCAGCATTAAGCATATCTGGTAGATAACGTCGAACTAATTCTGTGTTTTCAATCTGTCGATTATTTGGGTTGAGGCTTGGAGGAAGTGCTTCGCTTCCACGTCCAGAGAAGCCATCAATGCCATCGCTTACTGGTCGAAACTCTGTTGGCTCTGAATCAAGAGGCTCGATAGCGCCTAGCAATTGCGCCATACCCTCGCCCATACCTGCTTGTGGCAATTGTGATGCTGGGTTAGCAGCGCTAGCAGTTGTAGGTACGTTGCCACCTTCGCTAATCTGTCGAGCCATAGCAGTATTTTCTCCTTGTGCAAATCCAGATGGGCGAAGTTGCGTAGCCTTTGCTACCTTTTCAGCCACAAACTTTCCTGATTGACCATTGCCACCAGTGGCAGATACGCTCGTTGGGTCATTCTGTGACGCAGTAGGGCGATATCCTCCGCTTCCCATTATTTCTCCTCTGGTGTGTATGAATATTCTTCAGCGCTAAGCAACATACCTTTGGCTAACCAAGGGTTCATATTGTCACTTACATCTGTCATTAGGTATCGAGTGCCCTCATAATCTGACCACTCGCTTACAAGAACCCATCCTGTGCAGATTTGGCTCTCTGAATCTTCTAGTTCTTCGGCAAGAAATCTCATTGCCCTATCGATTGCTTCGTTAAACTTACTCACTTGTGCTGCACTTCTTGATAGAAAGGAGGCGCTGAATAAGCGCTGACCTTAGATGCTATCTCCATAGCCAACTCTGGTTCTGCTCCTGCGTAAAGTGCGCCCAATGCGTAAGGTCCACCTGAACCAATCGCATAAAAATTATCGTCAGACTTCATTACTGATAAGTCTTCGTCGATATCGAATATCTCACCACCGACTGAGATAAGGAACTGGAATCGCATTCCGTCTTTCTTATCTTCTTCAAAGTTGTAGCCATTGTCAGTTAAGCATTTGCGAAGTGATGGCATTACCTTGGTAATCATATAGCGATAGACATCTTTCTTGTCTTTCGCTGTAAACTGTGGTGGGTTCCAGATATTCTGGGCTATATCGCACGGAGCAACTTCTCCTGCTCCAGCGATTAACAACGCACCGCGTTGAGAAATCTTCTTCATTGCTTTATGTGCATAGATGCGTCCTACATCATCTGTCACACGAGAGTCAGCGACAAGTACGCTGCGGTCTGAATATTCAATGCCGATAATTGTTGTCACTGTCCCCTCCTAGATTATCGTCGTCGAATAGTTCTTACGCTTGCGTTTGCTTCTCCTGCGCCTGTAAGGCTTGATAAAAGACTAAGAATGTCTGGTGCTCCTGGCGCTGGTGCTACTTCTGGTCCTGGTGCCATAGGAAGAGCGCCTTCTGCTGGTGCGCCTAAGGGAGCAGGGGACGGTTGCTCAACCATTTCAGATGGCATACCAGCAGAAGGAACCTGCTCTGCAGGTGCGAATGATTCTTCAATCGCATCCTCAAGTGCTACACCTTTCTGGCGAGCCTTAATTACTGCAGCAATCTTGCGTACAACATCCCCAGCATCTCCGCCTTGTGTTGCCATAGCAGGAATTGCTTGAGTATATGCAGTCAAGGAACCAAGCAACGCTTGGCGCATATTCTCAACTTCAATCTTCTCAAGTTCTTGTGTGACGTTTACAGTGAATGGAAGTTCACGCATTGCAAGGTCTTTGGAGATAAGTCCTCCACCAAGAGCCTGAAGCATAAAGATTAGACCCTGTGCTGGGTTGAGACCAGCGAGCATTCCGTAACGGACATCAGCGCTGTAGTCGCCTTTGATATCTTTACGTGGGCTATATGTAATTTCGTAAGGTGAACCAGAGTCAACGCCACGAATTGTCTTGACTTCTGGGAAAATCTTCTCGTCTACCTCAAAGCAAATCTGAATGACGTCACGAAGTGCGCTAGCAAAGATTGCTTGAGCGGACTTAACCTGTGTATCAAATGCGCCCATAAGCGCCTGTACACCTTGTCCTGTGACGATTGATGCGTCAATGTTTCCTGTACGTCCCTCAGGATAACGTGCACCGACACGCATTTCTTGATTAAGCAGCGTTTGCTCTGTGAATGCGCCTTGTGGCAATGTAAGTTCAACACGACGAACGCCCGCTGGCTGGCTTGTGCGGATAATCGCATCGCCACCAAGCATAAGTTCTTGTACGTCGTTAGGAAGAACGATAGGAGCCTGAACAGATTTCTCTGCTGCTTCCATCGCAAGGAGAGCAAAACGGTTGCGAAGCAACTGAATACCAATGATGTCATCGAACTGACCACGCATTTCACCATCGACAGATGGCTTACGTGCACAAACAATCATCATCTTGCCCATAGGATTCTTAGCAGTTGAAAGAACTAAGTTGCTCTTTGTGGGTAGATATACAACTGATTGGTCTTTGTCGTAGTAGCGAATCATCTCAACCTGTTGAGTTAAGTCTTGCTCATAGCGAAGTTTGCCAAGCAACTCATACTCGAATTCAGGAAATAGTGAGACAAGTTCACCGAGTGTCATTGTGTATCGTTTTGCAAAAGCAACGCAGCGTCCATAGCGGTCGAACTCAGGGTAAGCACCTATTGGGTTTTCTAGGCGGATGCGTGGCAGTTTTGCTTCCTCGTCCACTTCAATGATGAAGGGGAGGAATCCATATGTTAAGTACCAGTCTGCTCCTTGATACATCTGTACAGCCAAATCTGAATGAGCAAAATAGTTAGAGGCAATGCGAGTGCGAGTGTCAGCGAACTTGCGAGCACGGTCAGAAACCGAATTCGCCGCGTTGCAGTTGACCGCTGGTAGTGGTGCCATAACCTCTGAAAGGTCTCGCGCCACAATATCCACAAAATTTGCAACGACATTGGCATCTACTCCGTCTGGAAAGAAATCAGGATAGACGGTAGAAATCTGCCCTTTACGAACAGCAAGGACGTCGAGGTTGCGAGCATCCCTGTCTGCAGCGCGATAGCGTAGCGATTCAACGCGTGCGCTAATCTGTTCGATTGATAGTGCCATAGTTTCCTATCCGTATGTATCTTGCCATTGCTCTGCAAAGGCTTCATCTAAATTAATGCTTGTTCTGCGGTATGTCTGCGCTCTTGTTGCCCAACGGTTCTGCACCCAACGTTGCTGGGAGGTACCTTGTTGCATCATCTCGCGGATGCGGATGACGGCAAACCAAAGAGCCATCACGCAGTCGGTAGCGTTTCTGGTATCAGGCTTCCAGGTAATCAACTGCTGTACTAGCGCCTTAAGACCTTCGCTACCTTCATTGCTTGGTAGTTCTATTAAATTGTTATCCTGGAATCTTCCATCTCTGAGAGAGCCGAAAAGGCTTGCCATAGAAGCCACACCAAAGTTAGTGTCCCACTTATTCTTACCAGTAAAGTGAGAGTTGAGTTGGCAGCCGTACATTGACAACCAGTTGCGTAGGTCGTCGTCGAGCGCGTATGCTTTTTGGTGGGCATTGATTTCAATTCTAAGTTCTTGTGGTTTGTAGCGTTGTACCCAATCTTCAATCAGGTATCGAATCTTCATCGGCGTCGGGTCTGTCATATTGACGCAGTCAAGGATATAAATCATCCCGTCAGCCTTGTTGTATGTTGTGACCACTGCGGCGGTATTGCCCGTCATCGCAGGGTCAAGACCTATAACGGTATAGCCCTCGACGGATTGTGGATGACCTGCAGCACCTGGTTTAAGCGGTCCGCGCTTTCGCATACCGTTGACACATCCTGCAACTGCTGCTGGCGCAAAGATTGCGTCTTCGACGACATCTTCTTGCTGATAGACCATAGCCCATACAGAGGGAGCAACTTCGCTTCTTCTTGTAAAGAGAGCGCCTCCATCCCACTTGGGGTAAAGTCCTTGTTCATCAGGTTCATCATTCTCGCCCTCAGGGCGGTCTGTCTTTGCCCACAACGTTTTCCAGTTGTGAGGCTTCTCATCAAACTCGAGGACCGCTGGCATAGCCATATACGTGAATGGCGATTTACCACCAGTCCAGTTAGAGCCGTCCCGTATCTGTTTGTATAGGTCAACGGGAGCAACACGGGTTCCTACAATCAGTAGTTTCCCGTGCCGTCCCAAACGCGTGATAACTTCTTTTTGAAGCCATTCAATTTGCTTCTCCCACTCGTGGGCATTGGAGTTCATCACGACATCGTCAAGGATAATCAGGTCGGCTCGAGCACCGTAAATCTGTGAACCAAAGCCTAGGGCTTGAACCGTAGGGTCTTTTTCTCCAGAGTCTCGACCTGTACCAAGATAAATCATATCGGCGGACCACGTAGGCGAGTCCGCTTTATATCCACCATTAGGACCGAAAGCGGTCTGGAGTTTAATCCAGGACGGATGGCTTAAGCGAGTCTTGATGGCTGAAAGGAATTTACGAGCCATACCCTGAGTCTTAGAGACTAGGATAATTCTGATGTTGGGGTTGGTGGCAATTCGGTAGGTGACGTAGTTGATGGTCAGTACCGTGCTCTTGGCGTGTTCAGGGGGAACGTTAATCAGGACTCGGTTATGCGCCCCTTGTTCAAAAGTCATACTTGGGTGGAGCCATCTAGGCTCACGACCTTCAATCAGGTCAATCCAGTCAAGTTGGTGGGGGAAGAGTTTGGTATCTAAGAACTCGGTTGAGAACTCCTCAAAGGAAATCTCCTTGAGGTTGGCTAGGTCAGCCTTGACCCCTTTGCCTGCCAGGCGAGCCTTGTCGGCTCTAGCCTTGAAGTCAGCATCGCCCATTGTCCATTGGCGGAAGGTCACCTCATTGCGGTTGACCGACTCCATAGCGGCTTTGATGGTGGAACCTTGGCTCAGTTGGTGGAGCACCCGCTCCATAGCCTCGCCCTTTGGGATGTCAACTTTCCCAGGTTTACGTCCCATTAAACCCTCCGTTAAAAACTACTATAAACGCCCACCTATAAACGGTCAGAATATGGGCACTTAAATCTTATATGCCCTATATATATTATA